GCCTAGCTGGCATCGGTAGAGTTATTGGTCGACTCTTCTTCCCCATCACATTAATCATGACAGCCTATGATACTATCAAAGGTGCACTCGCTGGATTTCAAGATGACGGTGTTCTTGGTGCAATCCAGGGTGCTATCACTGGTCTCTTAAATTCTGTTATCGGCATGCCATTAGATCTATTGAAAGATTTGATTAGTTGGACTCTCGGTAAGTTCGGTTTCAAAAATGCTGAGAAGACATTAGATAGTTTTAGTTTTACAGACCTGTTTGCTCAAGCAATTGATGGTGTCTTTGATCTGTTTAAGAATATCATTAATGGTGTTATTGAATTAGTTGCATCTGCAGTTGAAAGTATTCCAGGACTCGGCAGTGCTGGTGAATCAATTAGAAGCATGAAGTTTGACACTAAAGTTCAGGAAAAGAAAAGGTTAGATGCTGATATTGAAGAAGCTTCGGGTAAACAAGCTGGACTAAAGAAATATGACATGGCACAGAAGCGAAGGCTTGGTGCCATGGAACGCAAAGCGATGGAAGACGGCGAAATTAGCTCTCGCGAACAGCGTATGATTGATAGGCAAAAAGCTACAGTTGAGAAAAGCAGCGGTGCACTTGGCGATAACACTGCACAGCTTGAAAGCCTTAGATCTGAGAGAGCTGCAATGGATGGCAATAATAATCTTGCGGTCGATCAATCAAGTACAACTAACACTTCACAGTCTACACAACCACTCATAACAACTCCACCTTCTGCGTTTGATGCCGGTGATCCTATGCTGAACGGCGCATAAAGAAAAGGGAGCCGAAGCTCCCTAATCCCCGACTACCGAAGTAGTCTTCTCCTTTATTGTTATGCCAGCCTTTTGCTCGAGGCTTACTCTGCAACTAGGACCACGTGGTGGCTGGCTTACCTAATTCAGAATGAAAATTTAGCAGAGCCGAGATATACATTATCGGTTGCAATACTATATATTAGTCTTCGTTCGCTAAGCGAGCAAAGTAAGACATAGTATCATCATCTTCTGTTTGCGGAATAGTTTCCGCTGTTGGCATTGGAGCCGGCGCTGCAGGCTCATGCATTTGAGCTTCTTGCTTCATAGTTGGCGCACCAATAGAAGCTTCCTCACCAAGAACACGACCTAGCTTTGCTTTAAGATCATCGTAAGTCTTGTAGTTCTTTGGATCAGTAAACTCGCTAAGATCATGCAATTGATTATAGACTGCTTCTAGCTTTGTTTCATCAGACTCATATAGAGCAGATGCACTAGCAAACTCAGACTTATCATAATTGCGATAACCTTCTACATTGCGAATTTTTAGTTTGAAGTCAGCACCTTCCCAAAAGTCAAATGGATTCACTGGATCTTCATCTTGGAATGATGGTTGCATCACATCCATGATTTTATCGAAGATCTTCTTACCAAACTTATAGAGGAATACTTTACCTTCATTATGCGGTGCACTTGGATCTTGCACAACAAGTACGTTAGTTACGTAGTGCAGTCTACGCTTTTGAGTACGGGCTTTCTCTTTATCCGACTCGATGCCAGAATTCCACAACCGGGAGTTGAGTTCTCCAACTGGATCAGGTTGACCAATAGAAGTAAGGCTGTTTTCGATATACCACAAACCAGTTGGTCCTTTGAATCCATGATCCCAATATCTGACCCATGGTAGTTCTTGGCCTTCTGAAGCTGGCAAGAATCGAAGTACTGCATACCCATTCCCTGCTTTGTCGACTGTTGGCTTCCAAACACGATCATCTGCATATGACTTTTTCTCGCCACCTCCGGTGGATTCTGCGGCTTGAATAAGTTTTGAGATTTGATCGCGATTGCTTTTTAGATTTTGAAATGACATAGTATTGTCCTTATATTTGTATGTTACTGTAATATTATACAACATTCATGCGTTGTTGTACACATTTATTTATACTCTTAATCAGCAAAAGCGCTGTCCAAAGTATTACCCTTTGGCAAATAGTTTAAGGCCATTGCCTCTGCCTCGATCTTGGCCTTAATGATTGGTGATATAAACTTCTTCACGTCTTCAGGCTCAATCTCATTTTTAGTACATACATAGAGTACTGCTTCCATATATGGTATCTTTAGTTCTACTACAGTCGACTCAATCAACTTAGTAAATTTTGATTTAGTTAAAAACTTATCTTCAATCGTCATTTGCTTTCCACTCTCAATAATACCGTATCTTCATTAATCCGGCCATTTGGTGTAGCCGGCTTGGTCTTAATATCATCTAGAAGTTTAGTCAACTGTCGTGGTGTGCATTTAGCAACCTTTGGCAGTATATCTAATGGCTTCCGTAACGTGAGTGTACGAGACACTTCTTTATCGAAGTTCTTAATAGTAGTACCACTCACAATAAACCCTTTAGGATCAAATGTTACATATTCAGTAAGTCTACGGTACTTCGTATTGAAGATATACAATTTAGTCTTACCAATAATCTGTGCTGGTTGCAGAGATACAATCTTGAAGTCATTGTCTTCTTTCTTGTATTTAATCTTTGAAACCTGCTTATCAATAGATGGAGCCTTAGCCACCTTGACTTTACGTTGAGCTTTAGCTGCGGACTTGATACGATCGCAATCAGCTAGCATAGCTTGGCATTCTTTGATGCGGCGGTTGAGTTCAGGTCGCTTCAAATGTGAATAACCCTCGACGGCTTGTTCACAGCGCTTGTGGTAAGCGTCTTCATAATCTAGCAACCATCCCTCAACCACCTGACGAACGGGTATCGTGGCAGAACCACTCAACCCATGTTTACGGAATAAACCATAAACATCAATAGAGGCTTTATCACCATCAATCCACATATCTTCAAGATCAAGGAGATCTTGCATGATAGTGTTATTGATCTTACGTTGCAGACGTTGCTGAGGAGAGAGACTGACAACTTTATCGCTGTCATGCTTCGCCTGCAACTTCTCATAATGTAAGGCTTTCCCTGGTTCAACCAGTTCAGCCAGCCTCTTTATCGTTGCATTTTTCCAATACAACGATCTCTCAGTTTCTTCCAATCCACTGTTGAACCAAAACGCAGCTCCGGCACTGTAGTAGCTTGGAAGAAACTTGTATTCTGGATTGCAAAGAATAAACTTTGCATCGCTTTTGCTAAATTGGTTTTTAACAAAAGTCTTTATTTGGTCAATCGCTTCTTTACGACTTACCTCATTCTGAAAATAGATCTGTACGGACTCTAAGCCTTTTTCAATTGGTGCAGCATTTACACCAACGCGGCGAGATGCACGTACGGTTTTCTTTTTAGTTCTCTTAGGTATTGCCACGATGTCTCTCCTCATCAATAATAGTGGGTCTTTCTAGTGAAGGCGCCCTATAATTTCCTACCAGCGTCTTAATTTTAGAGTCGTTTACTGGCTTAACCGCGTTATGTCGCTCGACTATTCTTAATTCTTGTATATATTCTACCACAGTTTTCAGCAAATGTACACCATAAAATGCACTTTTTTCAAAAATAATTTGGCCTCTGCGGGAGGACTCGAACCCCCGACCCACAGCTTAGAAGGCTGTTGCTCTGATCCGGCTGAGCTACGCAGAGAAATGTAAATAGGTTGAAAGGAAATACTTAGGCTTATCTCCGACTAAGCCAGTATGAGGGAACATCCACATTGGAGGGAATATGACCATAGAGCCTGTCTCAGCTTTTATCTTCTTGCCAAAGAACTTAGTACCACCACTCTTATTCAGATAGACAAAAGCAGATAGGTATCGCCTCGATGTAGCCTTGCCGTATGCATCAATGTGTTCTTTAAAATAACCATCAACAGGATACTTCTTTACTCTTAGTTGCTCAAGCTCTTGTACAGGAGGCAGATACTTTTGATCTCTGCTTTCCAACCACCTACGATATTGATTGAAATGATTAAGGAAGATCTGCACGGCATTCATTGTAGGCAAATTATTATTAAGCAACGTGTGTTGATCAAACTTCATTACGTCAGTATTGTAGCTTTTAGCTTCATTAGCCTCATAGATGTCTATTAGACTTTGGCAATGTTCTTCACTAAATGCATGCTTATAAACTTTAACTAGATTACTGAGTTCCATCTTTCCACTCATAGAAAATGTGGTTGCCGATACGAGCAGTTTCCTGCTTGTGATCTGCCCAACCGGGAGTTACATAATCTGCGTGATACCAGAGAGCATCACCAACCTTATTCTCAACTCTACCAAAGTATGTACCAAAGGCTGCGAGACGAGCCATGTCCCAAGCTTCAACATCTACTTCTGGTACGTTATCTGACTTACCATCGCAATACCAGCTAAACTGGCAACGATGACGTACAGGATAATCGATTGTCTTATCCTTCCAAGATGGACGAGTTGGTCCTTGATATACTACATCACAAACACGGTCAGGATAATACTCTGACTCAACACGATTGATAACAACTTGAGATACTGCAATCATTCCTTCCATATCTTGATTTCGTGCTTCCCAATAGGCGTTCAATGCCAGACAAAACATAGCTTCTGCAAGCATTTAGTTTCTCCTCATTTGTGCGTATTCTTTTGGATCGCTTCCTCTACCGACTGGTACGGTGTTTGACTTGTGCATCGTTGCGAGTCCGGTGATGTAGTCGCCTGAGTATTCCTGAGCTCTACGCTTTCCTGCGATGGGTACGATGCGGTCCGACGTCGGGATTGACGAACAGCTGCTTGAATAGTTCGGAATACTCGCGCCACTTGATTTATCCTGCTTCTTGAGTTGATCGGGATGTACACCCATTTTATGTAGCCACTTATCATGCTTAGCTTGTGCAGCTGCGTGGCCAGGGTTTTTATTAGTACGACGCTTTCTAGTATTTATAGAGGACATACCTCGAACAAGGTGCATAGTCATGATTAATTCCAATCATTATCATAAGCGTTAGAAGCGCGGACACGGTCACCGTAATGCTCATCGAGATACTTAGGAGCATCTTGGTAGTGATTATAATTTTCGTCCATCTTAGAGATGACGTCATCGAACTTTTTACGTTCTGGCTTGTCAACCTCATCGACGTATTTACGAACACGAGCAGCACTGGCAGCTAGGCGTGCACGGCGTGCTTTGACCTTAGCAAATCTTTCAGCAGACTCGCGGATAGCAGCCATACGTTCTTCGTATGTAGAATTTTTAGTGATAACAATATTAGTCATAATGAACTCCTCTTTCCATTTTATAGATCTATTCTACCACAGATTTCCGATAATGTAAAGGAAAAAATGCACTTTTTTATTTAATTAAAACAATAGCTTACGTTTTTTTTTGAGAACTCACGGCGCTACATGGAAAAGAGGAAAGAGGAGGAGCGCCGTGAGTTCAACTGTTAACCCCAGTCTTTGAAGTCGCCGGCTTCTTCGTTCTCATTGAAGCCTTTTGTATATGCGACTATCTCTGCAGGAGTCATGTCTTTCATTTCGGTTCTGGTTCCTTTACCAGTGCCAAAAACATAGTAGTGTGGATCAAACTTACGACGGTAGTAAGAGTCTGCACCACCACGATCGTAGGGTGAGCCATTGACTGTTGACATTTCATTTGTTCCATCGTAAGAAACACCAGTAGGGGCAAATAAATTTAACATTAGGCTAATACCTCCGTGATTGAAAATTTTGCAACATTCTCATCTTTCCAGAGTCTGTGCATTACAGTCGATACTCCTTTACGAGTGTGGCGAATAGTTTCCCACATATCGTTGTTTTCTAGAGTAACTGTGATCTTAAAGTGTTTGATAGTCTTTTCCATAATATAAACTCCTCTTTCAAAAGAATGGCATTCTACGTCAGGATAAGGTGCCAATCTTATCCTGCCTCCGATACACCACGACTATAGGCCTATTCCTCTACCCTTCCCTCGGTAACGGGGTGGGGGCCAGTCATCTTAACTTCGCTATGTCATTTCTTTGTTCCTTTTCCATTTTATAGATCTATTATACCATAGTTTTTTTCAATTGTAAACAAAAAAATGCACTAAAAAATAGTGCATTTTCAATAGGTTACGTTTTTTTTTATTTTTATTTGTTGAAGCGAAGAGTATGTTGCCTACCATTATGTGTAAACGTTACAGTTGAATGAGAATAGATTGTTTGTCTCTGCTCTTCGTACCGTGTTTCAGTCTGGCAACGTGGTCCAGTTGATCCTTTGTTTCTCTCTGTGTTGAGCACACCACCGAGAAACGCACCAATAGCTCCACCGTTTTGCTCACCCTTAATGTTATTACCAAGGGCTCCGCCAATGACGGCACCTTCAAGAAAGTTAGTAATGTCAGACTTGCCGTTACTACTACCTCCTGTGTCCATACACACTTCAACCGTGTATGGCTTTTTAATAATCACTTCTTTATAGTGATCTTGTGTTGTTTCAGCTTTAGCTGGGCTTGCCAAGGCCATCAACGCGACTGACAACCCGAGGTACTTCAGACTTTGCATTGTTTAACTCCTGATTTAATTCTTCAATACGTTTATATGATTGTTGCAATTGACCTTGCAATTCTTTTACATTACCTTCTAAAATTTCAATGTAGCCGTTTCGATTTAACATCTCTCGCCGGTACATTTCGTTTTCTGATTCCATCTCTCTAACATTTCCTCCTGTAGTTGATACGCTTCGGCTTCCCATGGCAAAGACATGTACTCATCGACTGTGCTGTAAAGGGACAGATATTCAACACCGTTCCAAACTTTAACAAAGCCTTTGTCTTTCATTTGACGTCGCTCGCTCTGTCGTACGTGTACCATTTCATGAAAGACTGCGGTGATAAAATCTTCTTCGTCTAAACCCTTACGAATTTCTATATTGTGTTCGCCGTTGTCGATGTATTGATGATAGCCATGAACATCACCATCGAGTTTGCGTATGAAGAACTCAACGTCTAAATTTTTCTTACGAGGCATCAGATCAGATACAGCAAATTCAAATGCTTCTCTAACCAGATACTTTTCACGCTTAGTACCGCCTGTCACATTCCAATAAATCATTGCCATTCTCCATTGTATGATCTATTATACCATATAGATCAAGGAAAGTAAACAACTTTATGCAGAAGAAACGTCCATCACCGGCATACCAGATGCATCATATCTAATTTTTTGAATTTCTTTGAGAGGCTTGTAAACTTCCGCTCTGACATTATCGCCATGTTTTACTTTAAACTTATCGTGAGTGTGGTGCAAAACAAACTCGATGTCAGAAAACTCCTGCCACATGTTTGTCCAGATTGGTCTCCAGAATGTAGCGAGTCTATTGTTATTAGTATTGCCTCTATCGGAGTTTAGAACAAGATCAGAAAAACTTCTCATATTAAAATCAAAAATAGAATCGAATCCATATAGGTGCACGACATCTGGCTTCAACTTCTTGCAAGTATAATGAGTTGCAACATGTCCACAGTTGAAGTTTGTGTATCCCATTCCTATATTGTTATCTGGAATAGCGTACTTAGGTAAATCCGTATAGAAATCTTTTACTTGACTGGCAACTTTCATGTACCAGTCTGGATGATCTTCCATCCACTTCTTTGGTCTGAATCCACAGATCCACTTTCCATCTACCTGAACGTGGCCTTTCATTAAGGCATTCATAAATTTAAAATCTACCATCACTGTAGCATATTTGTCTGGAATAGGGAAAGGAGTTTGGTTGCATGCTATCTTTAAACCTTTCCGCTCTTCACGTCCATAGAGCGAAGCGTTATCGCCATTTCCAATAATGTGTACAACTCTAGCCATTACTCTTATCCACTAACATAAATTTCTTCGTCTTTAGGTCTATACCATATTTTTTCATGATAGAATTTTGCTAACAATGCTTGAATCTCTTTATGCCTATTAGGTTGTGTAGACTGAAAGCTCAATAATGCCATCTCAATAAGAGCAAGTTCTTTTACTGTTAACTTAAAGTCTGTGTTTGGCTTAACCATTTAAACTTTCCTTGATTCTGTCTTTACCTTTTTGTCCGGTCCAATGTACTGCTATGCAATCCTTAGGAATCTTTTGGCCATCATTCTCAAACTGCAACCTTAGAAAATTATATTTGTTAGGTAGCCCATTGATATATGTCAAGTTCTGTAAAGGATCTAGCATTGCATGCAAAGTTTCTTGATCTCCTCGTGATGGATTGTCTTTAATCTCTTTTATCCACAGACTTAATATATATGGCTTGTCTACGAGACCAACTACGCCAGAGTTGTACATCTCTGTTTGGAATCGAGTTGACCAAGGTTTGTCCTTTACCATATTAAGTTTATTCGGTTCCAATAAATCAAATATCTTATCAATATCACTTAACACTTCAATGTCGCTGTCAAGCCACACCGTCTTATAAGAAGGACAATGCATCATTGCTTTCGGTTTCTTAAACCAGCCTTTTTCTTCAGTTTTAGTCATATCAATAATAGCATGAACGTGAGGCTTGATTGCTTCAATGTCTTTGACACCAAAATCAGCAAAGATTATAGGCTGCTCAGTATTCTTTTTTAAGTTAGTTAAGAACCAACTCATCATCCATTCTGTAGTTGAATCGCATCCAGTAAGAAATGCTTTATCGTATTTTGTATTGCTCATTATAATTATGCTTTGCTAAGCACCCTGTTTCATTTTGAATTGTAGTGAATGAATCATTACATTCGATTGGCCACGGATACACTTCATTGATCTGACTAGGAAATCTTTGGTTATGAATAAACACGTCTGTAGGACCTGCATCGACATGAGTCCGGTGTAGTAACAGTTTAGCTCCAAACGGTGTAATCATATAACCATGAGCACCGGGCAAGTATTGCTTTGATGTCAATCTATTTTCACCTAGATTTGGAATGTTGTATTTTCCATATGAGGGTTTGCCGAGGTTGACAATGTTTCCAATAATAGTATTTGGTAGATTATTAACAAACACAGCATCATGTTCTAAAATTAGATAAGCACTTTTGCTTTCAGCGCATTGTTTCCAAAGCGTGTGGTGAGATGCAAAGGCGCAACGGACTGGATCAATCCGTGAATACTTTTCATGAAAAGCTGCTTGTGGTATGTTATTGTCGGCATAGTAAGCATCGATGTCTAGAGTTTCTGGTGTATGACCCGGAACCTTAGTTACCATTACTCCATGCTTCTTTCCAGTCGCAACACACCGGTCAGCTAGCTCATCTGCTTTACCTTTAACATATATGCAATATGCTTCTAGTTTCATAATGTAGTTGTACTCCTTAGTCCTTGAACATATGTATAATAATGCTTCGTCTGCCCGAGCGTAGAGATCAATTGTCTATTCATAATGGCATCATTTGGCCAACATCCATGCTCTTTGACTAGAGATATCGCACGGTGTGCACCCGTAGGTTCGATGTAATAGCTACTATTGCCAGCGATACCCTGCGGAACATTGTGCTCATCAATCAATGGCGCTCTTACTATACCGTGTGGATCTGCCTTTGATTCTTGAGTTATGCGGTCATACGCTGATGCAAGGCGAGTAGCACTGAACGGGCTGTTCAAACCAATAATATCGTACTTGCTTTTGATCCAATCTTCATATGGAATCGCTTCATCTGAATAATAGATTGAATCCTGTTCATGAATAATGATAGGTTCATCTCTCTTTACACATCGTTCCCATAGCATGTAATGAGATATGAAACAACCGATTCTCTTTTTAGGCTCAGCTGTTGGATACGCAGTTAATACGAGGCCTGCAGCAAAATTGAATTCTTGTCCTTGCCACGGATATGTCCACTTGAGCTTGAGCTTCTTCATAAGTCGATCGACCTGATCCGGAGTAACCGCATCAAATCGATTAAGAGATACATTGCTAGGAGCAGATTCTTCTAGTCGGCGAGTTGCTCTGTCTGAGTATTCATCACCTCGCAATGTAATTACGTACGATTCAATCATGCGAAATCTTGCCAAGTTGAACCTTTAACCTTTGGCTTATCTGCATACCAGAGGTTGCCATAGACTTGTGTTCTCTGTGTTTTTAACATATCATAGTCAAGCTTGACTGCATGCATGGTATCATTATCTGGTGCAAAGATAGTAATTGAGTTGTTAGCCTTTTGTTCAAAGACAGTGTCACACCAATCCCATGGTACCCAACACCTGTCAGTACCCGGGTTATCATTCCAAAACTTTGAGATGTGCTGCTTCTCTTCTTTGAATTTCATGAAGTGAGTTGATAAACCCATCTCATCTGCTTTCTTGTCTGGATTGATGTTTAGCATATAAGTCAAGCACTTCTTACGAATATCAGGATGTGGACTAATCTCATATCCTGTCAGGTATTTTTGAATAGCAGTTTCAACCGTGTATCTACCAGTCTTTTTAAACTTTAACCTGAGAGTATCTAAAAATTCTTTTGAGTTTAAAAAGTCCATAAGCTGTTTTATAACTTCGTTATGATACCTTTGTACTCGATATGCAATACCGAATCCTTCAATCAAACCACGAGCGTGGTCAGGAGATTTGACACTGGTATCACCCTTGTACCATTTCAAGTATTGGCCTACGTCCGTAGTACAACCAGGGAATGGCACAGGCTTGTAATCTCTCATGTCCAAATGTTCTATAAGTTTATCTACATGTTCAAACTCAGGAAACTTCATTTGAGGATTACGAGTAATTAAACGAAAATGCTCATCACTTAAAAAATCTTCTAAGTAAATAAACTTGAAAGGATCTGTTTGAAACTCTGCTTCGTTAATTTTATCTA